GCGCTGGGTGAGCAGCAGGTTCTCGAGCGGCGGGACCGGCGTGAATTCATAGTCGATCGACAGCTTGCCCTGCGCGAGGCTCGAGGCGGGGTTCTTGTCAGCGACGAACCAGGCCTTGCCGCCAATCAGCTGCCCGCCGGTCACCAGGCCGGCGATCGACAGGTTGATCGTCTCGACGATGTCTTTCGCAAGGCTCGGCCGCAGCGGCTTGTCGATCGCCCACATCATGCCGGCGCCGATCGTGTCGAGCAGCACCTGCGCGGTGCGCGTGGCGGTCTCGAAGGTGAAGGGCGACGTCGCATCGATGCAGGTCCGGTTACCCCAGAAGCGGAAGCCCCCGCCCGCCCGGATGAGCGCGGTCACCTGCTTGTCGTTGAGCCGCGCGGCGTCGCTGTTCTCGTCCTGGATATCGAACTGAATATCCTTGGTGAGACCGACGACGCCTTCCACCGCGACGTTGGACAGCGACTTGTGGAAGCCCTCCTCCTGGTCGATGCGGGCGCGCAGACCGAGGGCGCGGGCGACCGCATAGCTGGTCGCGTTGGCCGCGACCTTCGTGTCGAAGGCGATGAAATCCGGATGGATAAGCATCAGCTCGCGAGCGCCAAAGTTTGCCCGGTAGGTAATTGCTGCGGAGATGTCGGCGCCGATCGCGGAAGCATAGGCGAACCCGCGCAGCTTCTGCGCGATGATGACCAGCGCGGTCGTGACCGCCTGCGTATCGAGGCCCGGCGCGCCGAGGATCCGCGGCTTCACGCCGAGCTGCGATTCAGCCCCTAGCAGCGCCTGCATGCCCGTCTTCAGACCGTTTGCCGTGGTGCCGATGACGTTCGCGCTTGTCGAAGCGGCATCCGCGCCGGCCGCGACGCGGACAACGACGACGGGGGCTTTCGCCTGATCGGCGATAGCGCGGAGCGCCGATGCCAGCGTGCCCGTGGTGCCAGCAACGCCGATCGCCGCCTCGAGGTCGACGACGAGGACGGGACGGTTAAGCGGGAAGGCCGCGTCGAGCGCTTCGGTCGCCGCGCCCGCTGGCGCCGTGGCGGTCGCGACCAGACCGATGACCGCGGTTGCGGCAAGGACGAGCGAACGGGCGCCCTCGGTCACTTCTTTGATGGTGATGCCGTGCATGGTGGCTCCTTCAGGCGTAAACGGTGGGGGTGCTGCGGGGCAGCGGGACGGTGAGACGTGCGCTTGCGTTCGTGCCGGTCACGTCGGTGCGCTGGCCAGCGAGCTGGGCAGAAAATGCGCCGGGACCGGTTTGCTCGATGACGACGGCCGACAGCGTGACCCGCGGCTCCCAGCGCTGAATGGCGAGAGCCGTTGCGGCCATAAGGCGCATGCGGCCAAGCGCGTTCATGGGTTGGTCAACCAGATCGGCGAGCAGTGAGCCGTATTCGCGCCGGCCGACGCGCGTGCCGATCGGCGTCGACAGGATATCGGCGATCGACTGGCGCAGATGGTCGAGCCCTTCGAGCGGCTTGCCGGTGACCGTGCTCATGCCGATCATCGTGGGGGACCCGAGACGGCGCCGCCCGACTGGACGCCGCTATGCACATGCGACTTGAGGCTCTTGCCCCCGCCGATCACGTCGTCGCTTGCGGTTGCCTTGCCGGTGATCGTCACGTCGCCCGTGATCGACACGGGGCCGGTGATCGTCACGCCGCCCGGTGCGTCGATGCGGACCTTGCCGCCCGCGGGGAGCTGCGCGACGAGCAGGTGCGCGTGCGCGTCATAAGAGAGGATCGCGCCGTCGCCGAACTGGATCAGATCAAGATCCTCGGTCGAGGGTGCGGGCATCGCATCGGAGAACAGGCCGAGGACGGCGACGCCGCCATCGGTGTCGCCCTCGGGACAGAGCAGCAGGCATTGCTCGCCGATCGTCGGCGGTGACCAGGTGCGGGTATTGCCGGCGCGCTGCACGATCCAGCAGATGTCGCCGGTGACGATCTCGCCGATCCGCACGCGGCAGGTCGCCTCCGCACGGTCGACGCTGTCGATGGTGCCGAGACGGATGATGTTGCCGATAATGCGGCGGGGATCGGGAAGCGCGTTCATGACGCGGGACATTGGCGCCACGGCTCGCGCCGCGCGCGGGGTGGCGGGTGTGGAATGCGATCCCACACCCGAAAGGATCAGGCGGCGGGCGCCTCCGGTTCCAACGTGTTGCCGATCACGCCAAGATTGGCCTTCACCGCCACGCCCAGCGCCACCTCGGCGACACGCGCGACGGTACCCTTACGATCATAGCTGCCATCCTCGAGGTGGCAGGCGTTGACGCTTCGCGCATGCGCGATGCCGTCAGGATCGAACACGACCGGTACGGAACGGGTCGCGGAATCATATCTGCCAATCGTCGTCTTCATCGGGTCTCTCCTAGGTGCGAAGCCATTGGCCGCCATAATTGTGCCAGAGGCGCATCGTGCCGGCGCCGGGGCTGGCCTCGATATGCAGATCGCCGTCGCTGCCGCCCGCAGGGGCGCCCGCGCTGCGCGTGATCGTGTCGCCGACGATCGCACCATCGGCATGGTGCAGGAACTTGCCCGCATTGCCTTTGATGATCGGCGTGATCGCGTACATGCCGTTAGGCGTCAGGACGAGCCGCTCGGCCCCGCCGACGTTGAAGCGGAACGCATTGTTGGCACGGTCGAACACGACGGACGCGCCATCGCCCATGGTCAATGTCGCATTGCCGCCCGCCAAATCGAGGAAGAACTGCGCATCGCGGCCGAATGGGCCGGTGAACGTGTCGCCGCCGCGACGGGCGGGCGTATAGCCGAGCCGTCCGGCGATATCGGCGTACCAGGCGCCCTGCTGCCCATCGAGCAGATCGGAGTCGAGCCCCGAGCCCGCGCCGTCGTTCGACGGGTGCCAGACAGGACTCCCACCTACCACGAAGGAATTGGCGCTGACCGTCGCGCCGGCCGTGATATTGGTCTGGATCGTCAGCGAGGGCGCGCTGAGCGCCTTGGCAAAAGATGCGCCGTTGCCGGCGGTGACGAGATCGAGCGACTTGAGGAAGGTCTCGGCGGTGACCTTCTTCAGCGTCCGCCCATCGGCTGCGGTGACGACGACGTTGATGACGTTGATCGCCTCGACCGGCGCGAACAGGTTGAGGTTGCGCACCGACGTGTCGCCGTTCCCGTCGCGGGTCATGACCGTGTTCGCGCCTTCGCCCGACGACGGCATCTGGCCGCGCAGCAGATCCGCGTCGAGCCCGGATCCGGCACCGTCATTCCCCGGATGCCAGGCAGGGAGCCCGCCAATCAGCACCGAGTTGGCCGCGACCGTCGCGCCGGCGGTGATGTTGGTCGCCGCGGCGAAGGTCGACGACGACAGCGCCCCTGCGAACGCCGCGCCGGTCAGCAGCGCGAACTCGGATGCGTGTCGCCCATCGAGCATATCCGCATCGAGACCCGAGCCGGAGCCGTCGACCGTCAGCATCCGCGCGATGATGTTCGCCGCGGTCATGATGACGGCCATGCTCTTGGGCGTCAGCGCGCGCACCGCATCGGCCATCGCTGCCGCCTCGGCGTCGGTCGCCAGCTCGATCACGCCGGCCGTCTCGGTCGTGGCGGGCGGGTTGAGAAAGTTGGCGTTACCGAAGGTGATCCGGTCGGCGGGCACGCCGACCAGCGCAATGTCGATCGCGAGCAGCAGCAACGACGCGGCCGACTTCTCGACAATCGTATCGGCCTGGCCGTAGATCGCGAACATCGTGCCGTCTGCGAGATACAGCGCGAAGGCCCGCAACGGATAAGCGTCGGCGGACTCGTCGCGCACGACCAGGTGGATGATGTCCGCTGCGACCGCCGCCCCCGAGATGGTCGTGATGCGCTTGTATTCGCCGGGCAGTGTTGTGCTGGTCGGCAGCGGTGCCACGCCCGCGCCCGACACGCCGACCGCGGCGATCTGAACCGCGTTGGTGCCGCTATGCGCGGCGTTGACGAGGGCCGCACGGCCGGCATCGGTGATGGTAAGGGTGAGGGCCATATCGACTCCGTCAGGCGGTAAGGGAAAGGCGGACGAATGCCGCGGGGCGGGCGACGGCGATCGCGCCGAGCTGAGCGCTCGCATTGAGCGCCTGGCTGAAGGTGAAGTGCGAGCGGACAGGCTTGGTCCGGTAGACCTCGGCGATCACGGCATCGACATAGCCGGCGTCCGCAGGCGCGCCCTGATCGTCGGTGACGTTGAGGACGAGGCTGAAGGTATGCGGCTCGCCGGGCGGCGCCATCTGCCACCATTCGCGGATCGCAACGACGCCCCCGAAGGATTCGATGACTTCGCGCACCGACGAGGACGTCCCCTTGCGGCGCTGGATTGCCAGCGCTTGGCGCACGCGCGCGCGCTTCACCGTTTCCGACCAGGCACTTGACCAGCTGTCGATCGACAGCGCCCAGGCCAGATAGGGCAGCAGCTCGACCGGGCAGGTGTCGGGGTTCCACAGATCGCG